AGTTTATTATGATCAAGATTTCAAAAATGAGTTTGTATCAACTGGGTCCACATCTACTTTTAGTACGATTGGTGTTGGTACTACAGGTCTTTCTGGTGCATCATATACACTCAACCATTCTTCTGGATTCCCAGAAAAACTATATTATTCTTTAGAGAAATCTGGATACATTAGTACTTCCGATAAAGATGTTGATAATTTCTCTGAGATTGAATTTATTAATAGTTTCTACAATCAGACTTATTCAATCTCAGGTGTAGGAAATACTACATTCCAAGTTTCATTGCAACAAAAACCAGAAAGATTATCATATTCGTCTACAGAGTGTGATAAGTTAGAATATACAACCACCTCTTTATCAGCATCAGGACCAGTAAACAGAGTAAAACTTTTATCTGGTGGATCTGAATATAAAAAACTACCCTCTTTATCAAATGTAACTTCGGCAAATGGAGAAAATCTATTTGTTTCCCTCAATTCTGATGAAATTGGAAACATTATAGAAACCAAAGTTATAAATGAGGGATTTGAGTATTCATCCGATAAAACATTACAACCAGAAGCTTTCATATCTCCAAATATTAAGTTAAAGGATTCAAATACGATTGGTATTGTTACCATAACATCCGGTGGATATGGATATATTTCAGAACCTCAAGTAGTTGTTGTCAACAACAACACAAGAACCGTATTGGATAATGGATTGATAAAACCAATATTGACAGCCAACTCAATTACAGGTTTGAAGATTGATGTCCCACCAAAAGGAATTTCAGATCAATCGGCAGAACTCTTTACTGTCAATAATACCAATGGCATTAGTATAAAACAGGTCCAATCATCAAATACTGGAATCTTTACTTGCATTATCACAACACCATCTGCAGGATTCTCTACAGATCCATTTGCAGTGAATGATGAAGTCTTCCTTGAAGGTATTCAAAAGTATAGTGCTTCTGGAGATGGATTCAATTCTAGTGACTATGGATATAAGTTCTTTACGGTCACAAAATATGAAAATAAATTTACACCTGGATTAACTGATGATCAAGTTACCGTTAGTATTGCCGGTTTAGGAACTAATACTGGAATTGCAAAAACAATTCAAGATTCTTTTGGTACAATCATATCTAAAGACAATTATCCAACGTTTACAATTTCATTAAAACCATCTGCGTTTGAAGTTGGAGAAAAGATTATTAGTAATGGTATAGAGAGAGATTTAGAAGTCACTGGATATGATGATACTGGGTCTCTTAAAGTATTTGGATCTTATGATCTATCTACTAATGAGATAATTGAGGGAAAAACATCTGGAAATATTGCAACTATCGAATCTTTGGTCAAATATAATGGAATGTATGAGATTCAGTTCTCCAATAGAAAAGACGAAGGTTGGGATACTGAAACTGGAAAATTGAGTGAAGATTATCAGGTTCTTGCAGATAATGATTATTATCAAAATCTTTCTTACTCTATTAAGAGTAATCAACAATGGAAAGACATTAGGACACCAGTTAATAGTTTGGTTCACTCAGTTGGAACTAAAAATTTCTCAGATACAGAAGTAATATCCGATGAAGATGATAAGATTGGAATCTCTAGTTTCTCAGACAATACGTCAATCGTAAGAGATTATATTGATGAAAAAAGAGTGGATACCATTAATAACTTTGATTTTGTGAAAGATATTGATTTGATCAATGAAAGATCAAAATTCTTAAAATTATCAAACAAAAAACTCACAAATTATAATGAGTCCAGATCTAATATTGTTTTAAAAATTGACAATATTCAAGATCAGTTTAGTTCTTTTGAATCTGAACCATTTACTTACACAAATATATTGAATCTGGATGATGTTGGATCATATAACAATTATTTGTTTAAAGTTTCTGATGTAAGTAATAGAAATCATGTTCAACTTACAAATCTAGTTTTCTTAAAGAATAATGTTAATGGAAATATTGCTATTTTAGAAAAACAGTCTTTAGTAAATGTCGGATCTGGATTCACCACACAGAATGGAGAACAGCACGGTGACTTCTCAATAGAAAGTGATGAATTTGGAGACAACTATCTCAGATTTACTCCAGAAGATCCATTTAACATTGAATATGATATTAAATATATCTACAAAAAGTTTGATAATCAAGTTGTTGGTGTGGGAACACAATCAGTCGGATTTGTAAATCTAACCTCCCGCAGTCAGGAAGTTGTTACTGGAATTACTTCAACTATCATTGGAGTTGCAACTGATAAGTTTACGTCACTTCATGTCAATGCACAGATTTATAAAGAAAGTAGTAATGACATGAATTTTGTTGAGTTGTATTTAACTCATGATGGAACTGATACAAATATTGCAGACTTCTATTTTGATACAGAAGATTTCTCAAGATCTAGTGGATTGATTGGATCATTTGGAGCAAGTATAGATTCTGGAATAGTTAATTTGACTTTCAACAATGATTCCGGTGAAGATGTCGTTGTAAAAACTAGAATCGTAGGATTCGGAACAACTTCTGTTGGTGTTGGAACATATAGATATATCTTGCCAAATCAACCAGTTGGTAACGAAAGATCTGCAATTTATCAGTCTGATTTTGCTGGTGGGGTTGGTACGATATCGTTCCTATCATTAGACAAAAATACTTTTGATGCATCAAGGTCTTTAGTTGAAGTTAGTATTGGATCAACAAAATCTATCCACCAGATTATGATGGTTCAAGACAAAACTGACATTTATGTTCAACAGTCTTCATTCCTTTCAGTTGGAAGCACAACAGGAATAGGAACATTTGGTGGAGAATATTCTGGAGATAATGTTTTAGTTAAGTTCTATCCAGATGCAAGTTTTACTGGTAATGTTGAAATTCACTCTTTCAGTGAATGTCTTTATACAACTGTTGATTTCTTAAATCAAGCACCAAATCTTTTATATGGAAATTCAGTAGAAACTGTAAATACTTCCAAATATCTTGCAATCAATGGAGATAGAATCAATAAAGAAGACTTTGTACTTAGATCGAATGGTACTCCAATTTTTGCTAAGACATTTGATCCAGCAGATACAAATATCCTTAATCAATCAACAGGCGTATTTTCGATTAATAACCACTTCTTTAGTAATGGTGAAGAAATAGTTTATACTCCAGGATCAACATTTGTTGGTGTTGGATCAACTCCAATGATGTATAAAAATGGATCTGTTATTGCAGAACTCCCAACACAAGTATTTGCCATTGTCAATAATAACGATAATGAGTTCTCAATATCAACAACAAAATCGGGAACAGCAGTTACATTTACATCTTTAGGTGAAGGAAATGCTCATAAATTTGCAATGGCAAAGAGAAATGAAAAAGCAATCATTACTCTCGATAATGTTGCACAATATCCAATCACATTCACAAAAATCTCTCAAACATTAAGTGGAAATGGTGGTGGAATCACAACCTCAGCAACAACATTTGCTTTAAGTGGAATCACAACTATAGTTCCTCTTGACATATTAAAAATCGATGATGAATATATGAAAGTTGTCAATGTTGGATTTGGAACAACAAATGTTGGACCGATTACCAATACTGGAACTGAAAAATTAGTTCAGGTCGAGAGAGGTCATGTGGGATCTTCCGCAACATCACATACCGATTCGACATCAACTAGAATATACAAAGGATCTTACAACATTGTTGGGGACAGTATTTTCTTTACAAAAGCACCTAGAGGCAATTCAAATATTACTAGAAATAAAAACAACTTAGAGTTTGAAACTTCCGATTTTACTGGTAGAGTATTCCTTAGAAGTGATTACACCACAAACCAAGTTTATGATGATATTTCCGATGAATTTAGTGGAATTGGAAGAACGTTCACATTGACAGTTGGTGGAGCAAACACTGCAGGAATTGGAACTACTGGTGGAAATGGAGTGGTATTTATTAATGGAATATTCCAAACTCCGACAACCCAAAACAATCCATCAAAAAATTTCAGGATCATTGAACAAACTACTCCTACAGGAATATCTTCAATTGTATTCAGTGGTATCAGAACAGACATAGCAGATCCAAATAGTATTTTGATTTCGGAATCTGATGTGAATCAAAACCAAATCCCTAGAGGTGGCATGATTATCTCTCTTGGATCGACTGGTGGTCTTGGATATGCACCTCTTGCTGGTGCAGCAGTCACTGCGGTGATTAGTGGTGGAGTTATTCAGAATAGTATTGGTCTTGGAGCAACTGATAATGTTGGGTCCGGATATAACGGAGTTGTTTCAATTGGAGTTTCAGTTTTTGATCCAACTGGAAATGGATCAGGAGCAGTCATAACTGCTTCTCCAGTAACGACTGTTGGGGCTGGTGGATCATTAACATTTAATGTAACAAATGGTGGTTCCGGATACTCTGATCAAACTAGAATTTACGTTTCTGAACCTACATATGAAAATCTTGAAATAACAGGCGTTTCTAGAATAGGTGTTGGTGCAACAACAGATACTGGAACTGGATTATTACTTAATGTTAATGTTGGTGCAAGTTCAACGGTTGGTGTTGGTTCAACATACTTTGCTGTCAATAGTTTCTCTATCGCAAGATCTGGTTATGCATTTAGAAAAGGTGATGTGTTTAAACCAGTTGGATTAGTTACTGCATCAGGATTAGCATCTCCATTGTCCGATTTTGAAATAACCGTATTAGAGACATTCACTGATAATTTTGGAGCATGGCAGTTTGGAGAACTTGACTTCATTGATTCCATTGAAAACTATCAGGATGGAACAAGAATCAGATTCCCATTATTCTACAATGGATCAATTCTTAGTTTTGAAAAACCAGAAGATTCTACTATAGATCTTCAAAATGTATTATTAATATTCATCAATGGAGTTCTTCAAAGTCCTGGAGATTCATATACTTTTGATGGTGGCACATCATTCGCGTTCAGTGTTGCACCAAAACCAAGTGATAATATTGACATTTTCTTCTATAGGGGGTCAAGAGGTTTAGATGATATACAAGTAGAAAATGTTATTCCAACTTTGGAAAGAGGTGATAATGTTCAGGTATTTAAAAATGATACTATTTCTGGAACAGTTACTCAAAATAAAAGAACTGTTTTTGATGTTTCGTTCTCTGATAAGTTTGAAACAAATTTATATATTGACCAAGGAGTTGATGAGGTTAATGATAAACCTATGTCATGGACAAAACAGAAAACTGATAGAGTAATTAATGGTGAGTTTATATATAAGACAAGACAATCTACACTTTCTCAAGTATATCCAACTGCAAAAATTATTAAAGATGTTTCAACTTCAGATTCTAGAGTTTTTGTTGATGATGTAAGTGATTTTACATATAATCTTGGTGCCGGACCATACAACTCATTGACAGGTATTGTTGTTGATGGCAAAGAAGATCCTTCACCAGCAAATATTACTGCAACTATTGGTGTAGGTGGAACTATTAGTTCTCTTAATATTGTCAATGGTGGAAGTGGATACACTGGATCTACTGTTAATATTAAGTTCCAAAATCCTTTACGTATTGGTGTTGGATTTGGAACAACTGCCACTGCAACCGCAACAGTTGGAAGTGGTGGATCTTTAACTACTCCAATCAACATTACAAATCCAGGATTTGGATATACTGTTGCACCAAAAACTATCATTCCTCTACCCAATCCAAATTATGAAAACTTAGGAGGTATTGAATTTGTCTCTGGTTTCTCAGGAATAGTAACATCTATTGAGACTACTACGGGAACAGGTGGACATCCATTAGGAATCAAGTTCTTCCTTGATAGATCTCCAACAGCATTTGGTAATGATTTGAAAGTTGGATATCCAATATTCGTTAAGAATACTAAGGTTGGATCTGGTGTAACATCAGTCGATAGTTCCGATAGTGCTGTAGTTGGTATTGGAACAACATTCTTGGATAATATCTATTATGTTGGTGCAATAACTGTTGACGGAACAGTTGGAATTGTGACATGTAATATTGATTCTGGAACTGTTACAACTGGACTCACTACAAGTGGAGATATTGTTGGTGAATTCTCTTGGGGACTGTTTACATCGATTACTAGATCTTCACCTCCAATTTCTATTGGAGTTACTGGAAAAACTGTTGATGTTGGTTTATCCACATTCCCAACAATCCAAAGACGAGGTGAAGGTCTTAGAAAAACTGGTGCACTTCCAGAAACACTCAACTAAACAATATAAATATCTAAAAAACTGTGTAATATGGCTGCTATAGTAACAGACCAATTTAGAATTGCGAATGCCAATAATTTTGTAGATTCTGTATTGGATGCTAATAATTCATATTATGTGTTTCTAGGGTTGTCTAATCCTGGACCAACTTCTGTAGGATTTGGTAGATCAGATTCGTGGAGTAATACTCCATCTAATCCACCAAGTCCTATTGATAATCAACAATATTTGAGTCATTATAGAAATACTGCTTTATTTGGCAAAAAACTAAACAGTTCAAATATTAGAAGAGTTGTAAGAAAAGTTACTTGGACTGCAAACACTAGATATGACATGTATCGTCATGATTACAGTATTGCAAATCAAACTCCTAATTCTGGAAGTGCAAGACTTTACGATACAAACTACTTTGTTGTTAATAGTGACTTTAGAGTTTATATATGCCTGTATAATGGGTCGCATGGAGATATTGGAGGTTCATC